ATAAGGCAATAAAGACTCAGACCACAAGGCAATGGAATATAACATTGGAATATCACACCTCACACCCTCGAAAGTAATACCAACCGCCCTCTCTTGCTCACTTATTCACAGTTTATCAGCCAAAACAAAAGCAAATAAAGTCTAAAGACCATTACAAGCAAATCAAATGAATCAGCCAACCAATTAAAAGCATTAATCAGTGCCATTAAATACCACTTAAAGCCACTACAGGGGACTAGGGTAGGGGGAGGCTTCCCCCAATAGGTTTGAGGTGTAGAGAATACCCAAAGCCCAAAAATAAGAAAAATAGGCTGTTTTCCCCCAAAATATAGCAATATTCATAGTTTTATGCAAAATAGAAGTACCTATAATCATTGATGAAAGACACAAATGCACACGTGGTGAGTAAAGAAATGCAACTGCATAAAATCTAAAAAAGCCAATGATTTCAACAAAGGGTTAAAAAGGGTAGTAAAGTTGACAAGGTAGGGGTTCGGTATGGTATCATGGTAGTATACACCTTATGAGACAATCTAATAAATTTTCAGAAAGCGAATTCCATGAGACAGTCAGAAAAATTTAAAGCTTTCTGCTATTACTACCTAACGCCGCATATCAAGAAACCCTTTGGGGATATTCACGATGAGTGGTTTGAGATGCTGGAGAATGAGGCAGCAGCATTTGCCGCCCCAAGAGGCTTTGGTAAAACCCACGTTGTCAGCAATTTTTATCCGCTCTTTAAAAGCTTGGAAGGTAAAGAGGAGATACTTCTCGTTAGCAGCAAGGCCGAGTATGCCGAGAAGAACCTAATTAGGGTTAGGGATGAGCTTGAGCATAACGGCGAGATTATTGCGGACTATGGCGTTCAAAAGACTAAGCTGTGGCGTAATGATGAGCTTAAAACCAAAATGGGTTCCAGCATAATTGCTAGGGGCTTTGAGGGTAAGATACGTGGTCTTAGGCCATCCCTGATTATCGTAGATGATATTGAGGATGATGAGCTAGTAAGGAATGAAAATCGGCGTAAGAACCTGATGAACTGGTTTAGAGAAGCTTTACTACCTTGCAGGGCGCCTGAGTCACAGATTGTAGTAGTAGGGACACTTCTCCATGATGCTTCCTTATTGGCAACGATTCTCAATAACCCACCTAAAGGATGGATTACTAAGAAGTATCGGGCTTTGGAGGATGGCAAATCCGTCTGGGAGGAGAACTGGCCTACCATTAGGTTGGAGCAGATACGGGATGAAATCGGGCCAGAGGCTTTCGAGCAGGAGTATCAGAACAATCCGATACCAGATGAGCTTAGAAAGTTTAAGAAAGACAACATTCGCTACTATGACTCCCTACCAGAAGATTTGGTTTATACTACGACAGTTGACCCGGCCATATCGCTTTCCAAGGATGCTGATTATACGGCCATAGTCACAGTGGGTACTGACAAAGAAGGCACGATGTATGTTGCCGAGGCTTTAAGAAAGCGTATGTTGCCCGACGAAGTATTAGAAGAAATCTGGCGTACTTATAAGAAATGGTCGCCACATAGGATTGGAATAGAAGTTCAGCACTTTCAAAAGATGCTGAAATATCAATTTGAAAAGCAGTGCCAGGAAAGAGGTCAGTTCCCTAACATCATGGAACTAAACCTCGATATATCACCAAGGGGTCGTAAGAAGCAATTCCGCATAGAAGCATTGCAACCCCTCTTTCACAACCACCGCGTTCTACTTAACGAGAACCAAGTAGATTTAGAAACAGAACTTTTGTCATACCCAGGTGGGCAGCATGACGACTTAATAGATGCCTTGTCATCGCAACTAGAAATCATACTACCCTATAGAGAAAAGCAAAGACTCAAGACATATCCTACAAATACATTTGGGCATTTTTGGCAAAGGCAAAAGATAAAGAGCGCACAAGGTCATTTCAAAGTCTGGCACGACGAATGGGAATACGATGCCTAAATCTATAGACAATTACAAACCTAAAAAGAAAAGCTTAGAATCCAAATTGCTTGGATGGATAGACTCTGCTGAAAAGTATCAGCGTGATGCAAAGTGGGTTAAGACCTACAAGCGTATGAAGCAGTATCTCAAGGGCAACTATGGCAAGTCTGGTTATGAGAACAAATACATAGTTAATACGTTCTATAACCTTGAGAACATCATCATGCCTAACCTGTACTACAAAGACCCTTACATCCGCGTTAAACCTTGCAGCAGGTATCTCCCTAAGAAGAATAAAGAAGGTGAATACGTTTACCTTAATAGCTCCGACAGTGCGGCTATTATGGAAAAGAGTATTAACAAGCTATATCGTGTAGCATTTTTAGGAAGGGAATTGCATCAGTGCATACAAGATGCATTAGAAGCAGGCTTTGGGATAATGAAGGTAGGGTTCTACCAAAAGACGGAGACACAACAAGACATAGGTTACTTAGACGAGTCAGGCGAAATATATGGTCAACGCGTTCACCCCTTGGACTTCCTTTACGACCCAATGGCAACCAGCATAGAAGATGCACGTTACGTAATACACAGAATATCCAAACCTCTAAGCGAAGTTAAAGACAACGAGAACTACAAGAACACTAAAGACCTAAGAGGTGAATGCCTTAATGAAATGGATTTCCGTAAAGAGAAGAAAGAAGATAGCGGAGATCAAAGCGATTGGATAACCCTCTACGAAATACATGGTACAGAAGAGAAGAAAATATATACTGTAGTCAAACAGCCTAGCAAGACTTCAAAGAAAAGAGAAGTCCTAAGAATACTTTGGGAACGTGATAATGATAAGCCTTATGTAGGTTCAGACTTTGTTCAATTAAAGTTCCTGTCCGATACCGACTGCTTTGAAGGTGTATCACCTCTGGCTATGATTGAAGATGAAGCATTAGCTATTAACGAAACATTATCGCTAATGGTTAAGCATCTTCAAAGATTCCCTGGTGTATTCCTTTATGAAGATGGCTCTATAGGTGAAATAGATTTAGATAACTTTGCTAAAGGTAGGCAAGGCGAAATGCTGAAGGTTAATCAGGATGCAATGCGTTCTGGTAGAATCCAGAGAATGTCACCCTTGTCAATGGGCCAAGAATACTTTGGCGTCCTCAATACCTTACAAGCATTAGTAGATAGAATATTAGGCGTACCTGATTTTCAACGTGCAAGCTATGGTGGTAAAAGAAAGTCTGCTACGGAAGTCGTTGCCGAGCAAAATGATTCTTCAGTTAGAAGAAGCTACCTAGTAAACTTTGTTAAAGACTTTGTTCTTAACATCGTTGATCGCATAGCTGCTATATACCAAGAATATGGCCCAGATGAAATAGAATTAGATATGGGCGGTGACCTTGGTTACGAGTGGATTAAAATCAAGCGTGACGCTATTACCGATTACCGCTTCCTTTATGATTTAGATGTCAACGAGTTAAGAGTTTACTCAGCATCAACAGTACAGAACCTCATCAACTTTATGAATGTCATGGCACAGAATCCAATGCTTCAACCAGTATTACAAGAGCTTGATCCTAAAGAGATTGCAAAGAAAATTGCAGAAGGATTGGATATCAACCTCGACTCAATAAAGAAGAACAAACAGATATCTCACGTTGAACATGACCCACATCAAGAGAACCTTCTTGCAAGAGAAGGCAAAAGAGTTCCTGACCCGTCAGTAGGTGAACCTCACGAACAACACATGCAAGTTCACCAACAGGAATATCTCAAGTTGATGCAAGATAATGAAAATAAGAAAGCAGACGAATTATTTAGACACATGGAGATGACATACTATCTCCAACAAGTTGAAGGACAACTACAAGGAAATCAAACTTCAATGCAGGCTTTAGCAGCAGGAGCGCCCTCAGCAACGACCGCGCCGTCGAATAGGCAAGAAACTAATCCGGCTGGAGCAGGCCCATCCGAAGCTGAAGCTGCAAGAGGTTTTAAGTATAACACAGAAATGCCTCAATGATAAATTGCTACTGCCCTAACTGCAAAATAGACTTTAAGGTACAGTACGATTCCAAGGATATCTTTGACTATCCAGAATACGTGCGATGCCCTACGTGCGAGATTGAGGCAAAAGTTGTTGGTAAAGATTTTGTTACGATTCACGGATGTGATTCTTTCAACCCTCACTATGATACGCAAATGGATAAGTGGTTTGAATCAGCAGATCATAAAAAGTCTTGGATGAAGAAGAAAGGATATACTCAAGTATCCGGCCAACTCTCACCAAGAGAGAGTTCAAACTACATGAAGATATGCTCAAGAGAGCAAGGACAAAAACTAGAGTCGCATGACGACTAAGGAGGGAATTTATGGATAACACAGAAAATCGTAGCGAGCAGACTCAGACAGAAACACCAGTAGTAGAAGAAGGTGCTTCAGTTGATAATGCCGCTGACGTTGCTTCTGATGAAACGTCAAATAGTGGTGAAGCCACACAATCAGATGATTTATGGTCTACCGATGGTCTTGATGAAACCGTAGCTGAAAGGCTTAGTAGAATCAAGAAGATGTATGACGAGAAGGACATGAAGTCATCTACCGCGGACAGGGAAATACAACTCTTAAAGGAACAGTTTGAACAATTAAGAAATGAATCCTTAAAGACGCTGCAAGACCCTGATGTTTATAAGCTCTACCGCAAGCAACTTGGTTATGACACAAAAGATATAGAAGCAAAGGCTGGAAACGATGGACTTAATTTGGAAGGCGTCCAGACAGCAGAAGATTTGGCAAAGGTTCTGAATGACTATGTTGAGAACAAACTCAGTGACATAGAAAGAAAGACACAAGCAGAACTGCAGGCAAAGTTGGCAAAGGCAACTGAGCCAGTAACGCGCCAAAGATGGAATGATGCTGCGAACAAGATGTCAGAAAGATTTGGCCCAGACTTTAAGAAAGTTGAAGCATCAGTCTTTGATCTAATACGCAGTGGCCCCTGGAGTTCATTCTTAAATGCACAGGGCATGACCGAGGAAAAACTACTGGAGAAGGTTTATCGGGCCGAATTCCCTGAAGCAATACTTAAATGGGAAAGAGACAAAGCGACTATTAGCAGCAAAGCCAAAGCTAAAGCCACTACCGAAAAACCTAAACGCAAAGACTTATCAAAACCTGCCCCGAAATCTGGTTCAG